CCGTTTTTTTAATCATTCCAATTAAGTTTTTCGATGAATGCTTTAAACTTTTTAAAACTTTCTTCATTTTTTATTTTAACTTCACACTCTACAATATCATTATTTGAATTAAATCCTATTGTAGAAAATGATATATGTCTTTCTTCTGACCCTTTTTCTTTTTTGATTCTCAAATCAAGCTCAATTGTACCATCATCTGTAGAGCCAACTCTACAATATGTTTTATTTTCCTCAAATATAAGTTCATTTGGCGGCATTATCATATCTGTGTTTTCAATTTCATTATCATTCATAAATTCATGTTTTTTTTGTTTGAGCCAAATATAGTCAAAATCATTTAATAAAGCAAAAAAGTTATACACTTTAAAGCTTCCTAAAAGGCTCGATTAGATGTGGATAAAATGTTACATTTGGATATTTTTCTTGTACTGCATTTTGAGCAGATTCAAGCCATTCTTTTTTATCTTCATAAAAATGAATTTCATCCCAACCATTATCCTCTATTGATTGTAAAATTGTATCGGTTTTGAATTGTTTTACAGATTGACCAGAAATACCAGGAAATAGCATTAACCCATAATTTGGCTGGTCAAGGCCAAGCTCTTTCAATCTAGCTTCTATAACACCTCTTAAATTAGTACCCCTTCCAGTTAAAATCATTTTATCTGGAGCGCTAGAATATGCTTTAAATATTGGGTCATTCACAGAAGAGCCAACAGTATCTGGATTATCATGAAAACCAGACATGTTTGTAATTACAAGATGCCCCTCTTGTTCTCCAATAGCTCTTATCAAATCTTTTACAGAACCTCTTTTTAAGCCATATGAGGCCATTGAATCTGGGTTTAACTCTTGTATATAGGCAATATAATCTACGCCCAATGGAGCCTTTGTTTTTGCGTCAAAAATAACTATAAAATCTCCAATTGTTTTAAAGTATATCTCTTTAGAAAATACAATAAAAAAGAATGATTTAATTTTATTTAAAAATTCCTTAAAACGATGATTAAAATCAACATCCTTTTTATCAATAAGGGGTGAGACTTCAGTGTCAACAATGTTGTTTTGGTCTTTTTTAGCGAAATCGCTAAATGTTGGGGTAATTAGTAGTGTGTCATCTAAATCGAACACACTGAGTGTTTTTTTGTTCATCAAGTAAAAGTTTAAAATTAATCAAGTAAAGGTACGCTTTTTTTTTGTTTTTTTATATTTTAATATAAGTCTTTGTATTTTAATATTTTTTGCATTTTTACAGCATCTAAAACCAATCCGTTTCCATAGTTTAAGGTGATGTTATATTTCTTTGAAATAGCTGTTTCAAGCTCTTCGAAGCTCATTCTTGTATCCTCTATAAGAAATCCTCTCTCAGAGAAAATAACCTCAAAAGGCTGACTGTTTTTGTCAAAAATTACTTTAGTGGGCTTCTTCTGAATTTGAGGTTTAATAGACGCTTGCTCTGGCGCAACCCCTAGTTCTGTTTGCTCGGATAGGCTTTTTTTTACGGTAAGTAAAAAATCTATTAACTCTTTATTAAATGGTGCTTGTTTCATTTAATATAAATAGTGTATTTTTTCAAAAAAATGAGCCCATTATGATATTATAATGGGCTCATTTTCAGTGAGTTTTAAATAGATGCTCTTGATTGCAAGACCTTATTAATCATCTCGTTATATTTTCTTTCCTTTTCCTTTTTTTCAAGTTTTAAGGCTAGTTTTTTAACGCCTTTTTCGGCCTGTGTTTTCTTTAGTCTTATACTTCTTTTTTCGCCTCTTTTTGTAGCTGCAAGTCTTTTTTTCTTGCTCTGTTCTGGTTTTTTCATAATAGTGTTTTTAAATTAATAAAATCTAATACTATTATTGCTAAAAATAAATCTTTTTTAAAAATTATCCACATTTAGCAGAACCACAATTTTTACACTTAAGGCACCCTTCTTCAAATACAATCCCATCTTCAACACCGCAATTTGTACATTTGGCACCTTTTGCGTTTGTTCCATCTAAAATATATTTTTTGATGCCACGTATAATTCCAGCTTTCCAAGTAGTTAAAACTTCTTCTCCTAGATTTAAACTATCAACAAGGTCAACAACATAAGGAAGTGGCATACCATGTCTTAAAATACCTGAAACAAGCCTTGCGTAGTTATGATAGTCTGGGTCAAATGCTTTTGATAATCCTGGTATTGTTTTTACATCATCAGTTTTATGATTGATAATAAAATCATAAGTAGACTTACCATCTTCTTTCATTCTTCTAATAACTCCGTTTGTAATTGATTTTGGTATTTCAAATTCTTCTTCTTTACCAGTAAAAATCTCATACGGTCTACCCTCTAATAAACCAACAAAAGCTATCCATCTTTCTCCCTTGTTTACAAATCTATGAACATCCGCTTCTAACAATTTTGGTCTTTTTGGAGCGTGACTATCTTCAAATAGTTTTTGCTTTTCTTTTTCTTTCTTTTCAGATTCACTTATAAGAACCCCGCTTCTTGAGCCATCTCTATAAACTGTCATTCCTTTACAGCCGCTCTTCCATCCTGCTTCATAAACTTTAGCAACCATTTCTTCAGAAATATCTTCTGGTAAATTTACAGTTACTGAAATAGAATGGTCAATGTGTTTTTGAACTCTTCCTTGCATCTCAACTTTTTTTACCCAATTAACATCATTTGATGTTGCTTTATAATATGGAGATTTTTTAATAATCTTTTCAATTTCATCTCTGGTCATATTTAAAACATCTTCTACATTATACCCATTTGCTTCTAAAAAAACTAAAAATTTAGAATGAAAAACTGGATACTCTTGCCAGCAGTCTCCAACACTATCAGTAAAATCAACTCTAGTACTTTTATCATTGGGGTTTATTTTTTTTCTTCTAATATAATAAATACTAAACGCAGGTTCAATACCAGATGTTGTTTGCGTTAAAATACTAACAGAGCCAGTTGGCGCAATGGTTAATAATGCAATGTTTCTTCTGCCATACTTAACCATGTTTTCATACAGCTCTGGATTTTCTTTTTTTATTCTTAAAATAAATGGATTATTTTCTTCTCTCTTTGAATCGTATAATGGGAACGCACCTCTTTCTTTTGCTAGTTCAACAGATGAAGCATATGCAGCAAGCTTAAGATTTTTGTGAACTTTTTCCGCAAACGCATTACTCTCATCAGTTCCATAAGTTAAACCAAGAGCTGCCATCATATCTCCTTCGGCTGTAATCCCAAGACCAGTTCTTCTACCTTGAACACATTTGTCTTTAATGTTTTTCCAAAGATTTAATTCTGCTCTTTTTATTTCAGCTTCTTCTGGGTCGTTTTTTATTTTATTAATTATTTTGTCAATCTTTTCAAACTCAAGCTCAATAAGGTCATCCATTAGACGTTGTGCAATACCAACATGTTTCTTAAATAATTCCATATTAAATTTAGCCTTATCTGTAAATGGATTTTCTACATAAGAATATAGATTTAAAATTAACAATCTACATGAATCATTTGGACATAATGTAATTTCTCCACAAGGGTTTGTAGATGTTGTTTTAAATCCAAGGTCAGAATAACAATCAGGAATAGATTCTTTTATTATTGTGTCCCAAAATAAAACTCCTGGCTCAGCTCTCTTCCATGCATTATGTATAATCTTATTCCATAGCGGAGCTGCTTCTATTTCTTTTGTAAACTTTGGCTCAATTGAATCAACTGGATATTTTTGTGTGAACTTTTTTCCATCAAGTGCTGCCTTCATAAAATCATCCGACATTCTTACTGATACATTTGCTCCAGTAACTTTTTTTTCATCCATCTTTGCATCAATAAACGCTTCAGAGTCTGGGTGATTAATTGATATTGATTCCATTAAAGCCCCTCTTCTTCCATCTTGAGCAACTTCTCTTGTTGAGTTTGAAAATCTTTCCATAAATGGAACAACACCAGTTGATGTTAATGCTGAATTTTTTACTGGAGAGCCTTTTGGTCTTACGAAAGACAAATCAAGCCCAACTCCTGCTCTTCTTTTCATTAGTTGAACTAACTCTTGGTCTAATTTTAAAATTCCACCATAAGAATCTGAATCCTTTTCATTTCCAATTACAAAACAATTTGATAGTGATACGAATTGATAATCATTTCCAATTCCAGCCATTGGACTACCTTGAGGAACAATATATTTAAAATCTTTCATTAATTCAAAAATCTCATCTTCACTTAAACCATTTGGATTTTTTGACTCAATTCTAGAAAATTCTTTTGCAATTCTCTTATGCATATCGTTTGGGGTAAGTTCAAATATATTCTCGTTTGAATCTTTGAGGGCGTATTTATTTACCCAAACATCTGCAGCTAAACCATCTCCTTTAAAATATTCTAGTGATGCCGCTATTGCCTCTTCTCTTGTGTACGTTTTTAATTCCATTTCGTTTTTTTTCATCTCTTTAGTAATCGAATTTTCTTGCATAAATTTTGTCTTTTGTTTTTGTTATTAATTTTAATTGTGGGTAAAAATAAATAAAACTAAAAAAGCTTTCCCCCGAAAAACTTATTCACTTAATTAGTCTAATAAAATATTATCAATTGCGTCTTCTACTTCATCCGCTGAATTTTCCGTTTTTTTGTTGGTTGTGTTGTTTTGATAATTTTTTGGCTTACTTTTTGGAACACCTACATCACCTGGCTTAAACTCAGTAAGTTCAATATGAATTTTAGATGTGTCGAAAATTGCAGGTCTATAAAAACCATCTCCGCCATTTCTATTTTTTAAAATCCCTATTGTTGCTGTATTATTTTCTTTATCTTCTGCTGTCCTACCAACACCAATAACAATATCTGCTGCTCTTGCATTACCAAGTGATTCTCCAATAGAACTTAGAGAAATTTGTTCTTGGTCCATACCAGTTCTATTGGTTTGTGCTGCATTCCATATAGGAATTTTTAGCTGAGTAGCCATTCCCCTGATTCCTACGTAGATACTATCTAATGAGTGTCTTTTTTCAGAGTAGCTATCTAAGGGCTTTAATAGGTCACCATAGTCAATAAAAATAATGTCTGGTATAAAGTTATCATTTACTTGAAGTGTCTTGACATGTGACATTAAAGTATTAATGGTAGCAAATCCACTATCAAACCCTCTTATTATTAAGGAGCCACCATTTTTAGCTATTTCTTCTGTATTTTCTTTTATTACATCTGGAAAGTCCCAAACTTCTTTTATTCTTATTTGATTTAAACATGCATCTATTCTATTACCAACCGCTTCTTCTGAAAGTTCTAATGTATAATAAAGAACTTTTTTTCCTGCTAAAAAAGCAGTACATGCAAATTTAACTAACATCATTGATTTTCCTCCACCTGTTGGAGCTAACACAATTCCCATTTCACCTTGAGCTAAACCACCGCCAATAAGAGCGTCTAATCCTGGCATTGCTGATATTGGTCTTCTAAAATCTCCAACAAGACGTTTGTTTATATCGGTAACATAGTTATGTCCAGTTTCTCTTATCTCTCCAGCTCTAAGTGCATCTTCAAGCTTTTGCTTCATTGAATCGTAATTGTGTTTTTTCAAATCTAAAGCCATTTGATAGATACAGTTTTTTACGCTTCTCTCTTTGAAATATCTGTAAGAAGAATCTTTTATATGAAGAATATTGTCAACAGATGTTTGTTCGATTTTTTCAATCAAACCTAACAAATGGTCTTTTGCTAGCCCCTTTTCTTTTTCGTTAATTATATCCTTTAGAGTAGAGAATTTTGCTACCTCCCTATATTTGCTAAAAAATTTTAATTGATAATCTAATAAGATTTTTTGATACGAGTCAAAATATTCTACTTGAACAATATCTTGTATTCTTTCTGGAAATCCTTCTTTATCAGTAGCAAATACTTTTAAAAATTTATTTTGATATTCGGGGTCGAATGGTTCTAAATTTTCATCTTTAAAGTTACTTAAAAAATTATCAATTTCCTTATTCTCCCCCGTTGTCGGCTGTGTTGTTTGTCCCATTTTTCCCATTATTTAATTCGTCCCAAATTTTTTTCTTATGCACTTCTTGTATTTTATCTTCTAGCTTATTAGCCATGTCTTTAAAAAAATAAAATAAACTCAAATCTCCATCATCAATTATTTCTTGAGCATAATCAGCAACTTCAATTTCAGATTGTTGTATAATCTTTCCCTTATATTCTAGTTTAAATACAACTTTATTTTTTTCAGCATTAACTCTTTCGAGTTTTTCAAATATTCTTTTGTCTCCCATATTACATTTTCATTTTATTTGAGTACTCTTTTTCTTTTGTCATAATCATATAGAAAGGAGAAAAAAAGTTTCCAGCAAACTCCTGACCAACATACATCATCAATCCTGATTCTGTAAATAAAGAAATAGCACTTCCAATTTCTCTAGAATCATCTAAAGTCCCATGCCTTACTACATCAACAAGATTTCTTGCTTCTGAATTTAAAAAAGGTTTTTTTAAATTAATTAATTTAGCATTTCTATAAAGTACATCTTGAGCTTCTATTATTTTATCGTATATTTTTCTTTTTCCTATTTTTTTATCTTTCTTGGCCTCATAGCATTCCTCAATTAATTGTTGGTAAAGATACTTTTCTTTTTTCATATTAGGAAAATATTTTATTAAAGTATCTCTTGTAATTCCATTAACTCCGCCTATACCATCTCCATCATCTCCATCAAAACATTTAAATAACAGTTCATTTTCAACAGTATAGCCATATTTTTCTTCATATGTTTTTCTATCAAGAGCCCATAAATTATCTGGATTTATAATGAAAACATTATCTGAAATTAGTTGCAAAAAATCTTTATCTCTACTATAAATAAATATTTGTTCACTATCCTCTTCTCCTTTTAATACATATTGAGCAATAAGGTCATCGGCTTCAATATAATCAATTTCCATTTGTCTTACAAACAATTCATCTAAAATATTTTTTAATAAAATTTTTTGTTTAAAAATTTCAAAATTTTCCCTCTCCTTATCATCCATTGTCATCCCCTCATTGAAAATCATTCTCTCTTCATTTTCAAAATTCTTTTTTCTCTTTGCCTTATATGGCGGATAAATATCATATCTCAATTTACCAGCATTAAATCCATCCCATGCAACTACAACCCTATCTGGCAATACTTTATTCATAACAGATTTCATACTCATTATAAAACCCATTACACCACCACATAGATGACCCGTACTGCTTTTAAGGGTTTTTTGCTTATGGAAATTCCTTTTAAGATTCCAATTTCCGTCAACAATCAAAGTGCGCATATTATTAGTTTTCTTTACTGCAAATGTATAATTAAAATTGACATTTCAAAAGTTTTTTTTAAACATAATAAAAAAAAGGCCTTTATAGGCCTTTTTTAATTAATTACTCATCAGAAAGAGATGACCAATATTCATCATATTTTAAATCCCAATCTGCAGCATATTCTTTTTTATATGCAGCTATTGCTTCTTTATCATTTAATAAGAATCCATGGTCAGTACATAAAATCTTAGCCTTACTTGTAGATACATTTGTAATGTGATTCTTTTGTACAACTAAATCGGTTTTTAATGCAAATGCAAATTCATCTCCAGCTTTTGTAGCCGTTACTTTAGAAGAACGCCCAATAATACCGCCAGTTCTGAAAACTAATGTTGAAACATAGTAAATTCCATCCCCACCATAAGGAACTAAACTTGGAGGCCCACCAGGCATTGATGGAGGTGCAGTATACGCATGATTAATAAACATTAACGTTGATGTGTAAGGGAAATTTTCATTTCTTGTAGCGTTAATTCTAGGACCAAGATATCTAGTGATTTCCTCTCTGATTACTCTTGCTGTAACCATCATACCGCCACCGCTTTCGCCATCTTCTTTTTTTCCAAGTTCTTTTTCAGATGGAGTTCCACCGATTGAGTCCCATATAAATAAAATATCCCATGGAGCGTCACCTTTTTCTTGAGCATCTAACATTTCTTTTACATACTTACATCCTTCTTCAATAGTTGACACACCATTGTGAACAATAGCTTCTTCAAAATTGATTCCCATTTTCTCGCCTCTTTCGAAACTAAACTTGTTTTCTGTAATTATAAACACAGGTAAAATACCTTGTTTTTGAGCAAATGCAGCAGCCTCAAGCGCCATTGTACTCTTACCAGTATCTGACTTACCATAGTTCATTATAACGTGTCCTGTAGGTATTCCTGGTAACTTTGTAACCTCTTTAAATGCAGGAGACATATTTATCCATTCTTGTCTCTTGTATTTTACATCTTTAAAATTAATCTTAGTCTTGTAGTCTGCTAATTTCCCAAACTTCTTACTAAGAACTGGTTTTTCTTTTTCTTCTTTAGGTTCGCTAGGAGTATCATTAGATGCACTATTCTCAGCTGCATTTAAATTTTCATCTTCCGCTTTGTCTTTTTTTGATTTCTTTGCCATTGCTTTTTATTTTTAAATTATTAATGATAAAAAATAGCATAGTTTAGAGCTAATTTAAATAGTTATTTAAAGTCTTTTGAAAATTGTTAATAACCTTTTATTGACCTATATAAACAGAAATTTCAGAGCACCATTATCGTGCCCTGAAATTTAAAAAACTAAAGTTTTGAGGATAAAAAAAGAGCATTTCTGCTCTTTAATAATTTACTGTGAATTTACAGGAGCCTTCCAATCTAAGACCTTCTTATCTCCTTCGTCTCTTGTTGTTAGATAATAAACTTCTGGATTTGCTTTTTGCTGACCGAAATTTACAGAGGCTTTACATTTCTTACACTTTACTACAGTGTATTCAAAGGCCTCTTTTTGTGTTTTTGCATCTTTTCCAACATGAGCACTAAGCATCAAATCGTCACTTCCGCAGCATCCACATTTATCAACATCATAAAATGACAGATTTTTTGATGTCATTACAACATCGTGTAGG